CAATTGATCCAGCTTCACCATCCATGATAGTTTCACCAGCAGCATATTGTGATTTAGGTACCCAAACAAGTGCTCCACCAGGACCAGTCATTTTTCTTAAAGTTGGTAACATTTTAGCACTAATGAACGCAACGTATGCATTCTCAATAACTTTAGTGTCAACTTTATCTGTACCAGAAACAATTTCTGTATCAGTTGGAACTTCATTGTCAATTAACTCTTGCTCAAACGCCGATAAAGCATCGTAATCTAATACGTCTGTAGCTTTCATTTGTACTGGAGTAATTGCAACATCAGAAGAGATCATTCTATTACCTTCAGAAACAGTTAATAATGAATTTTGGATTTGCATCTCTTTTAATTCACCAGTAGCTCTTGCTAATTCTTTAATTTCTCTTGCAACTTGTTTCATTCTTGAGTCTAATTTAACAGATCTAACTGTATATTTAGCTCCAATACCATGTCTAGTCATTTTAGCAGAAACTAGTTTTGATGAACTATTTAATAAGTTAACAACTCCACCTTCTTCTGGTAATGGAACTAATGGACCTTGAGCAGTAGCATATGATGCATCACCATATAAAATTCTACCAGCACCAGATTTCATAAACGCAGCACCACCTAAAGTTGTAACTCTAGCTTGAGCAGCAGCCTTTGCAGCAGCAATAGCTAAGTCTAAGTTCCCAGCATTTGCACCTAAGTAAGCATTTGCTTCATATTTTGAATCTAATGATCCACCAACAGAAGGGAATACAAACCATACATATGTTAACAGTTTTGCAGTACTTGCATCAACATTTGAGTCAACCATATTATCTTTGTGTAACATTGGAATAACGATTTCTTTTGTTAATGTATCACCAGCGTTTTCTGGCATGTCTTCTCTTGAAGCCATTTTAGAAAAGAATTGTTTTCTTGCAGCATATTCTACTACAGCTTTTGATACGAATTCAGGTGTAAATTGTCTGTCAATTGAACTTGATGTTAATTTACCATCATTAAATTTTTTAATTAATGTAGCCATTTTATTTCCTTTTTATTGTTTGCAAAGCACTACGTCAAGAAAAAGCGGCTAGCTTTTTCCAAGACTATCGAAGTAACTTCTAAAGTCATCACCACTTAATGCAAGAGGATCAAACTTTTGCTTCTTTTCAACAGTCGTAGGCTTTGTCTTGCTAACAGATGAAGCCTTTTTCCGTTTTTCTGCATCCAGTTTTTCTTTTCTTTCAAGTTCAACCTTATACTCATCTTCTTTTCGCTTTTGTAATATTTTAGCTTTTTCAGCTTCTACATCAGCAATAGTAGTTTGTTTAGGTTGAGCCTTTGTAATTGTAGCATTATTTTCATCTTTTTTAACAACTTGCTGATTAGCACTTCTGGCTTTTAAGTCATTTGACAAAGCAACAACAGCTGCTCTATACTGATTAATTGAGCTTTTAGCACCAAACATTCCATTATTATCTAATAGTTTCATTTCTGCTATTTTATCTTGTACAGCATCATATATAATAGGACTTGTTTCATCATTTGGATTAATTCTGTTAGTCATATGCTCAAGAAGGTCTTCTCTTACTTCTGGTGTTGATGTAAACTCTTTAAAGCTTTCGTCATCCCATCTTTTACCAACAGTTTCTCTAAACTTATCTTCAATACCTAAGTTTTTTGCTATTTCAAGCGTATCTTCAATATCCAATGATTGCTTTGAATCAATGTAGTTTTTACCATTATAGTTAACAGTGTCAAGGTCTAAGTCAATAATAGGATCAATATTGCTAGATTTAATAAAAGCTTTTAGAGCTTCTTTATCACCAGACATAATGTCCATCATCATATTAAACTTTTCAGGGTTGTCTATCATTCCAGTTTTTTTCAGTGAACCAACAAATGGTCTATACTGTTTAAACCCAGACATTTTTTCCTCAAAACCATAAAGCATTTGTTGTGCTCTAATAATTTTTGAAGGATCAGTAAACCCTTTAACCATCTTACCATTAGCTTTAAACTCAGCATTTGTAAGAGCTTCATAAAATGATTTATAATCAACAGTTGATTTATTTTCATCAGCATTGCTCTCAGATTCCGTATTATCATCAGAGTTACTTTCATCTTTTTCATCACCAGATTCTTCTTCAGATTTGTCTTCTAATCCGTCATTAGATTTCTCTTCTTCTTTTTCATCTTCGTTTGATTTATCTTCATTCTCTTGAGCGTTTTCTTCGTTATCGTCATCTTCTGAATCTTCTGAAGTATCATCACTTGAATCGGCATTCTCGTCATTCGTTTCTTCATTTTCATCTTCATCTGAGTCTTCGTCTGTGTCCTCAATATTTTCAGCATCATCTTCTTCTTCAGTGCCTTCTTCTTCGTAATCTTCTTCATCGAAGTTACCATTAAGGATTGAATCTAAGTCTGGTGCTAGTTCTTGTTCTTTACTCATTTGCATGGCCTTATTTGATTATTGTTTTTTCAAAATATTTGTACGAATTTCTTTAGCAGAAGAAAGTCTATCTTTAAAAATCATAATTTTGTCTTTTCTATCTTCAAGATATTTTTTAACAAATTTTACTCTTTTAATTTCTTCTATAGTTTCCAGCTCAGCTTCATCTGATTTATCATCAGCTAATCTAACAGTCAGAGCCAGAAGTTCTGTTCCAAAGATTACATTATAGAAAACATCATTGAATGATTCAGAAGATACAAGTTTGTTGAATTTATTTTCAAAGTCTATTTGTGATTCAAGATCAGCAATAGTTTCATCAATTTCTTCTAATGTTGTATAATAAGATTCATTCATAAAATTTTCCTTTCATGTAATTTCATACATATTTTGTGTGCACATTATAATAGCTAATAGCTTAATTGTAAATTAATTACAATCTTCCTAAACCATTACCTTGTTCAACCACTGGCTCTGAATACGATACATCAGGCTGTGATTGCATCTGTGGTTGCTGAGATTGAATAGCTACACCCATAGCAGCTTGCTGTAGTGCAGAAGCGTCATACAATCCAGTCTTATAGCCATGACCAATTGCAGCTTCTCTATCTACCATTCGTTGTTGTTTGTCAGCTTCATTTGCCATCATTTCTTGTATAAGTTCAGCTTTTGCTTCATCTTTAATTTTACCAAGAGTTATTCCAGTATTTCTTTCTTGAACAACATTGTCAGCTTTTCTTTTTTCATTAAGCATAGCAAGTGAACTATTAGGAACAGCAACAGTTTGTTCAGTACCTTGTGCTTGTTGTTGTTCAGCAGGAGCACCAACGCTACCTAAACCTCTATTTATTTCTTCTGGCATTATTATTCTCCTGTACTTTGATTTTTAGAGCCAGATGTTAGCATGGCTTCAAGTTGTTTTATTTTGACCATCATTTCAGCTTTAGTCATTTCAATTCCAGCATCATCATTTTTTTCTTGTCTCTTAGTATTATAGTCAATTTGTTTGTCTTCAAGCTCTCTGGCTCTTTTGTTGCCAGTCATTTCATCAACAAAGTTTTTATCCAAGTGATCAGTTTCAGCTTCTAGTTTTTTAGTTCTAGCAGCACTTTCTGCAGCTTGTTGCTGTCTCAATAAGTTTTGTGATTGTTTATTGTCAACATCTTTTTCGTTCTCAATAACCCTAGACACTCTTTCGTGAATTCTAGAATCAACTTCTTCAATATCTTTTTTAGCTTTCTCAATTTTAAGTCTTTGTTCTTCAATTTGCATATCCATAAGCATTTGTTGTTTAGGATCAGGTTCAGGTTGATAAACTTCTAATTCTCTTGATAAATCGTATTGACCTTTTAATTTAAGAATTCTTGACCATATTTTCATTGTAACTGGAGGAGGCAATGTTTGTTGACCAGTTTGTAGAATCATTCCTAAGTCTTGTGCAATAGCATTATTTACTTCAGGAGTTTGTATGTCAATTGTTATATCATGACTTCCAGCAAGATCATCTCTTTTAATCTTAACATATTCTCTATTTGTATTTCTAACAACTTCTTCTTCACTTAAGTAAACAGCATTCATTGGAAGAATCAATTTGGCAGCATCAACAAGCATGGCCGTTATTCTTCTAAGCACTGACGATTCTCTTTTACTATTTGATGAGTCAATTCTCTTTTGAGAGTTTACTGATTGATTAGAGCCAGAGGTTGTAGACAATATAGTTCCAGACATTGATTCAGCATCTTGTATTTGTGATTGTATCCATTGTAATGCAAATGGAGACGGTGGTGTAACATTATTCTTGTAGATTGCTCTTTTAGGATCAACACCACTTCTAAAGAATACAGTTCTGCCTTGCTTATAGTTTTCTCTTTCAACAGGGCTTGGAAACAATGATTCATCTATAAATTCTTGACCAACAGCTTCGTTAGCCATAATATCTTGTATTGCTCTAGTGGTTTTTCCAACAGCCTCTTGATTTTCTTCAAGCAAGATCGCATCAGGTTCACCAAACACTTCATTATCAACTGGCATATATTGAGCAGAAACATAAGGTATTTTTCTATGAGAGAAAGGATTTTCTTCAAGTCTAACAAGTACTTTACCAACCCATGTAGCAACAATAGGAACAACATTTCCATCATCATTTATGTCCCAGAATCCCCAATAGTCATAAGCTTTTAGTTTTTTTCTAGCCTTACCTTCAAGTTTTGATGATTGAGCAGTTTGTCCATGATGTTCACTATACTGAAACTCTTCTTCACCATCAAGCATGTCCAAGTTTTTATAGATTCCAGTAGACTCTTTTCGTTTAGTAACAACTTTATTACCAGCTTCATCAGTTGTTTCTTCTTCGATTTCTCGTTCTTTAAACTCTTCTTTTTTCAAGTCAGATAAACTTACAGGATACTCTTCAATTAAGAATGCAGCTTTTGTTATGTCACCTTCACAAGTTGGATCAATTATTATATTAGCAATGTTTCTAACTTCTATGGTAGGATGATTCTCAATAAGCTTTTCTTTTTCAACTTGAACAATTTTAGTTCCAATTTGCATAGGTTCAGCAGTTTCAATCATAGCAATCATTTGTGCTTCAGTCATTTGACCACTTTGCACTTGTTGTTGCATAAGCATTAAACTTTGTTCAGCATTTGCATAAACAGGTCTTTCTTCATCAACAATTACTTTTCCGTACTCAGTTTTCCAACCAACCTTACAGATTACAGTACCCTTATCAACAGAATTTCTAACAGCTTTTTCAATAAGTTTTTGTATTTGTATTTTATTTCTAAATTGATAATTAAGCATTACTTGATTTTGAGAAGCAGAAGCATTGTCCTCTTCTCCAACACCATCAATAGTAAACAAATCTTTAGAGCCTAAGATTGCATCTTCTAGTGCAGCATACTTGTACTCATTTTGTTTTCTAACAAGTTTTGGTCTTGTAGTACTTTTACCAGGAGCAGTCTTTGTAATTTCTTTACCACCACTTCTAATTAAGTCATAAGTTAATAGTCTTTCTCTAAGAGTTGAGTTAGCAGATGAACCATTTATTTTATCTTTTTCCAAGTCAGTAAACGTAGGTTCATTTTTCCAGTTAGTAAACTTATCCTGGCTCTTACTGTTAGCAGAAGACTTATATAAGGCATCCATATTATTACCTGTTTTTTTAGCCATACTATTACACCTTTTCTATTTATTTATTATGCACAATTGTAGCATACATTTTATTATTTAATGTGCATTCTATTATTTTATCAATTAAGACTATCTTAATCATTCAGAGCCAGAGGATGATTAGTCCTCTGATTATTCTTCACCTTTTACTAATGAGTAAATTCTGTTCGCTATTTCGTCAAGTACAAACTTACTTTCTTTTTGCACTGAACGAACGAACTGATTAACTATTATGTTTTCATCTTCTGTAAGTTCTGTTCTTGCAGTCATTCCGATTTTATTTTCAACGCTTGTAGCTTTGTTATCATCTAGCCAGTTTACTATTGTTTTTAAACTGTCACTCATGAAAGGTTTATACGATGTTCCTATGTTTATTTTTCCACCATCAAATAATATGTCAAGCAAGTCTTCTCTTTTATAGTCAACAAGTATCTTCTTTGCAAAACCTATTGCTTTTATTCCAACACCAAACATTTTAGAAGCATCAGCTTGTGTAGTCTTATCATTTGATTTTACTATGTGTCTTAATGCAGAGATTGCAAGTTGTGTTGCAGTTTCGTGTCTTCTCGTTTCTTTGCTTCTTACAAGTTTTTTTATGTCACTGAGTGTTGAATTATTAGGCATTTTAAAACAAGTTATTGTTTTTATATTTAATTCATTAAGTATTAAGAACCTATGTCTACCATCTACTATTTTACCTCTGTATATTACTACTGGATCAAGTTGTCCATTTTGATCTATGTCAGCTTTTAATGCTTCGTATTGTACATCAAGCATTCTTGGAGTAGATAACGCTTCATCGTGAATACTTAGTGTCGTTATGTCTAGTTCGAAAATTTCTTTCATGTTTGTTCCTTTGTTTTGCTATATTTGTTTTGCGTCTGAATTATAACATTAATAGACTATTTTGTCAAGAGTCCAGGCAAAAAAGAGCTTTTTATGCAATTTTTGCAGCAATTTAGGGATTTGTAGCACTTTTTTTTGTCAAAAAATACGTCCTAGACGCATTTTTATTTTTACGCCTATGTAGTTGTACTATATTTATTCCTTATATATAAGGACTCTGTAGGGGTAGAAACTTTGTAGTATTACTTAGCAAGAACCATTTTATCGTACAAACCAATACCAACCGATAACAATTCTCGTAGCTAGGACGCAGTGCGTTTTTTCAGTGAGCCTGCGAACTGGAAAAAGGCTAGCCAGGACGACGGTTAAGAGAATTGTTATCAGTCCTGCTGACAAGCAAAACAAACAACACCAAAGCTGTTCTACTATCAGAGCCAGAGTTATTGTGCATGTATAATAAGTTTAGAGCCAGGAGTTATTGCTATTATGGATTGATGCATTTATCATGTCAGCTTTAGACAGCCTATGTATTGTTTTTATTTAAAGGGAATTTGTAGGTTCGTTGATGTCCTCTGCAACCTGCAGTCGTAATTTTTTTGTTTCGCTGCGCTTCACAAAACAAATTACTCCCTTGCTTGCCGTCCATCAACAGTGAGACGAGGTTGGTACTTATCTTATTATAAGCATTTAGTATGTATACTATGCGCATATTTACAATAAGGATTATTTATGACAACAAACGAAGAATTGTTAAACTGTAACGATGCAGAAGTATGGGCAAGAGACTTCATTAGAACAGTTGAAGAGAACAATATATCAATAGACAAAGATTTTATGGTTACATGGTTTGCAAACTCATTCTATGCACAAGAATTACAATCAGCTAATGGTATTTGGAATTTACTGGACAATATAGTTGATGTTACTATAGCTCTAAGCAAGGATTACTCAATTATAAACAATAAATGGGTTAACAAAGTTACTGGAGAATTTCTAATAGACAAAGGTCAAGAACATTTATTCTCAGACATTGTTAAGAATGGAGTAGACTCATATATTACAAACAAGATTGCATACTCTGGCTCTAAACATTCATGGTTTGGATTTAATTTACAAAATCAAGAGTTTAGAGAGTTTACCATTGGTTCAAAAATTTCATATGGAGAGATAGGATATAATCCATCAGAGCCTGCTGACTTAGCAAAGTATTATGTTGAACAATCATATGCAGAAGCTGGAGATATTACTATAGTTTCTAATGGAATTATTGTTAAACAATTTGACGATACAGTTGAAGTTTCAGTTGGAAGAGGAGAATGGGTGGTAGATTCAATAGCTGATGCAAGAATAATGGCTATAGATTATGCAAATGATTTAGAGTAACAACATCGGGCTCTTAATGAGCCATTTGTTATATTAGTTTAAGTTTCCCAAACCTTGAGGCATACGCAATTCTACACCTGGCTCTCGTGTTCTCATGTACTCTTCTAGTCCTTTGGTAGTTCCAGCTTTTATCATGTCTTCACTTGGAGTGTACGTTACTTTTGGATTTGGATTATACATTGTGTTTGGTCCATGATCTTCAGTCCAAGTTCCACCTTTAAACTCAGGAGAACTATAAGCACTTTCTGTACTGAATGTTGGATGCCATGGTAGTTTTCCGCTATCACTATAGTGTCCATTAGCAGCTTGTATTTGATCTGATTTTCCATAATCATAATCTCCAGACCAACTACCAGTTTGCTTAGCAAGATCATCTCTTGCTTTGCTTTGTGCTAACTGTAACCTAATGTCGTATGGTATGTTTCCTAATCCATCATCTTTCATTACATTTCACCAAGCATATCTTTCATACTTCTGATCTCAATTTTTGGTTTACTTTTATCTTCTTCTTCGCCTTCCCAGTCTTGACAAGTTCTTAGGTTATGACAGATAAAGTCAAACTCACAACAATAAGTTCTACCACCAGCATTTTTATCATACTCATTCTCAGGAATAGCATCCATTTCTTTCATACATTTAGTTGAGCAACAAGAATTTTCACAGTTAGAGCATAGTCTTCTTCTTGCTTCAGCTTCTGTAATGTTCCATGCTTTAGCCATCTTTTTCCAATAGTCAGCATTATCTTTTCCATTAGTAGATGGATCAATTGGTCCCAAGTTCCAGTGTTCTATCATTCGTTTAGTTGTTTCAGTATTTTCTTTTTCATTACACTTAACAACACTACTCATGTTGCTACTCATATGGCTTCCCATATTCATTCCAAGTTTAATTTTCATTTTAATTCCTTATTTTTAATTTTTATTATGATCAAACGATTGAGATAATTTCCTTATGCTATTAATTTTTTTATTAATTCAAAGTGTAGTCTTCTGCTCCCATAGCTTTCAGTATGCATGTTTATTTTTTTTGTTATGTTATCAACTACTGTTCCATATTTTCCACCATCAGCTAGCTTGTATAAGTCATTCCACATCCAAAATGCCATTCCAAATACAATAAACCCTTCTAGCGTATTAGGATCCATTTCTTTTCCAGCATACTTAACGCATCTCTTTTGCACTTCAGCAAAGTTTTCTTTACCAGTTATCTGTAAGCATCCAGCACCTCTGTACTTATACCCATCATCATCTTTATCCATATCACCATCATTATCACTATCAGCTTTACCATTTCCAAGTCTATTAGCATAGGCTAAGTTAGCTATTGCTTCTTGATTAGCCTTTGGTGTGTTTTCATCTCTAGCATACTTCTCGGCCTGTTCTACGCTAATTCTGTTAGGCCACATTTTTAGCACAGTTTCTTCTTTGTAATTCAGGTTCTCTCTAATTACTTTAAACTCAGAACCAACTTCTTCTCTAACTTGAGCCAAGAAGTGACCAAGTCTTAAGTCAGTACCTAATCCAAACTTATACCTCTGGCTCTCAATTATTGATACTATTTCATCTACATTCTTAGTCAATGGAAACAATGTTGTTATCATCTCTTTTATTTTACTCATTATAATTCCTTACTTATCTTTAGTCTTGCTACCAATAGAGCTTCCAAAGTAGAATTCAATTACTGATTGTCTTTCTCTGTATGCATTGTTTAACGCTATACCTATTAATGTTGATACACCAGCTATCATT